TTGGTCGCTGCGGTGTGGAACTGGAACCTCTGGCCAATGCCTTAAAACAGGTGGTGCTGCAACAGCGGGTGATCCATGCCGATGAAACGCCGGTCACCATTATGCGGATGGGTGAGAATGAGAAAAAACCGAAGAAAGGTTATGTCTGGGCCTATGCCACCACACAGTACAATCCAGTTCAAGCGGTGATCTATGACTTTCAGGATAGCCGTTCAGGTCAGCATGCAGAAGAGTTCCTGAATGGCTGGCAGGGCCATCTGGTCTGTGATGATTACAGTGGTTATAAAGCACGCTTTAAATCAGGCGATGTCATTGAGGTGGGCTGCATGGCACATGCACGTCGTAAATTTCATGAACTGCATGTGACCGGGAAAAGTCAGATCGCTGAACAGGCATTAGTGCTGATTCAGAAACTGTATGCCATAGAAGCAGAACTCAGGAAAAAGACCGATAGTACAGCAGAACACCGCCGCGAATACCGACAACAGCACAGCCAACCGGTGATGCAACAACTGTATGAATGGCTCAACCAACATGATCTGACGGTGCCATCGAGTTCTCCAACCGCCAAGGCGATCAATTACAGTCTGAAGCGTTGGCCAGCCTTAAGCCGCTATCTGGATGATGGCAATCTACCCATTGACAATAACTGGGCAGAGAACTCAATGCGTCCCTGGGCATTGGGCCGTAAGAACTGGTTGTTTGCAGGTTCGCTGCGCAGTGGACAGCGAGCGGCAAATATCATGACTTTAATCCAGTCAGCAAAGCTGAATGGCTTGGATCCGTATGCCTATTTAAGTGATGTGCTGAAAAAGCTACCGACACATAAAGTGACCCAGATTGAAGAGTTACTGCCACACTGCTGGAAACCTAAATCGAATTAAAAAATTGGTATGGGATTCAGCGGACGCTTACGAAAGAAGTAATAAGTGGCTTGCATGGGATGCATCAGCCTATAGTCAAACCACTTGGTTGTCATTAACTACGTTTCTAGCTTCCGCTCTTTCTTGGGAATGTACTGAATGGTGAGAATTTCGTAATGTTCTAAATCAAGGTCATTGCCATAAAAGTGACCCGCCCAATCTAAATACTTGGGTATTTGTTTTTCAACTTGGGACATCCGATCGTTTCCGAATAATTAATATAAAAACTTAAATATTATAGAAAGTATTATTTAATTATTCGTTAGCACTTCAAAAACCCAAGTTTTCGGAAAAGACCCAAGTACCGGAATGTTTAAGCCGGTCTTTTAGAGTTATAAAGTTCAATTAATGCGTGTTGTAGAGTTACGCCTTTAATCTGGGCATATTCGCGGACGTATTCCTTGGTTACGCCCTCATCCAGCTTTAATAGTGCCTCATACAGTCGTTTTATGCCATTTAATTCAAATTCATCCTTTTCTTCTACTGGCTTTTCAATAGCAGACTTATAAACGCCAGATTCAACGATAAATTCTTTTAATGGGTTCTCTTTGTTAAGGTCCTCTTCGCTGAGATCACTACCCAAAAACTCTTGGGTCGATACTTTTGGAAGCCTAATGTTTTCTAAAGGAGCGCCTGTCTTTTTAGCTGAATCGGAAGAAGGCTTGCTGTCATGGATTTCTTTCGCTTCGCCTTCAATGAAGTTATCGGTTTTTAAACTTACTTCAAAATAAATGCCCGTGATATTACGTCCTGTCTTGATTTTCTTTTCAGTAATAAACAGGTCAGTAAAACTATTAATCTGATCAATTGCCGGCTTCAATACACGTTTATTGAAGTTGGTCATATCCGTACTTTCGGGATTTTTCTTGTCTCTATACTCATGAGGAAGAAGGCCCATCTTGGCACGGAAGTCCTCAAAGTCATAAACAGGAGTTTTTCGTATATCCGAATTTTTCCAACTAGCGACCAACTCATACAGACGGATGCCATATTTACTGGTCACATCGCGTAAATTGTCGATGGCATATTTGGTAAAGGTTCCTTCTAGCTTGGTTACTAGAGGAATCACATCAGGAGCTAGGGTGATCGTTAATAATGCATCATCCTTAACGTATGAAACTCGTGATACCCAACGTGACCGAACCACCTCAATCTTGCCATTTCGCATTGTGGTGTAAGAAAAACGTCTTTCAAATAAGGTATCTTCGGCTTCCTTCAGTGTTTTATATGCCGCGCTCACTGTTGTATTAAATTTTTGGGCATATAAGGAAGCCGGAATCTCGATAATCGTTTCGGCAGTCAGATCTGCATTCTTGTTTCTGGAAACTAAAATGGCGAGTAGAATTATTCTTTGCTCAGCAGTGTCCAAAGCGTAGCTTGCATTAATCAATGCATTCGCTTTATAAACATCTGAATTCCTAATAAGTTCTGCCATATATTCCGTTTCAGAAAGGTTTTATTGGTTTTCGTAAAAGGTACATGATTAGATAATGTTTGTAAATCTAGTTAATCAGTCAGAATTGAGCGGATTTATATTTAAGGATTTTGACCAAAACATGACAATGTAATGACATTACCGGAGTTTTTGTACCTTTATAGGCATTCCTTCGGAATTTTTGTACCGTTATCGCCTGTTTTGAACGGAAAAAATGTACCGTTATCACTCCCCTATCGGAGTTTTTGTACCGTTATGATGATTTTGGCTATTAGTTTAGCGGAGAAAATGTACCTTTATAGGGGTGTAAACGGAGAAAATGTACCGAAATCCTTTTATGTATTCTTTAAGTTAATGGAAAAATGGCTTTAAAAGGTACTTATTCGGAGTTTTTGTACCTTTATAGGACTTCTAACGGAGAAAATGTACCGTTAAAGGCGATTTAACGGAGTTTTTGTACCTTTTAAACTATTGAAAATACAGGACAGAATTTTTGTACCGTTAAAAAGGAATATTTGTACCGTAATTAAAACTTTTTGTACCGTTAAAACGGAGTATTTGTACCGCTCAAACGGAGTTTTTGTACCTTAATAGGCTTTGAAAGTATTTGATAGCAATCGTTTCAGAGCTTCTAAAAGAAAAAAAGAAAAGATTTTAAATTCAAATAGGTTTTAAGTTATCCACAACGGAATTTTTGTACTGTTATTATTAGAACTCTTGTAATTCAAAGCATAGAGCGTTTTTAAAAAAAAGAGTTCACAGGAAGAAGTAAAATTGGGTTTAGTTTTAAATTCAAATTAAGATTTGTTTTGAAGATAAGAGTACATAAGGATAATGCATGTTGTTAAAAACATTATTCCCCCTACCAGATGCCAAAGAAATGAAATCATTGTTCTATCGGCTCATCATAGGTGCACACTGTAAACAGACAGTGACATGGATATTGTTTTGAATTGTTGAAGCTGTACATCCTGAAAACAGGATGCACAGCATTAATGTACCGAAATGCTTCATGATAAGAATAATTTCTTTTCAGCAGCACGGCGGTTAACTAATCCATTAATACGTTTGCCATTGTCAAAAATCCAACGATCAAACTGATTTGCAGCAGCAATATAGTTCCCTTGGTTAAGGACAGCCAACATTGTACTTTTGACAAATGCAGTTTCACCTACGTTGTAAACAAACGAAGCAAGCGCATCAAATTGATTTTGAGTTACCTTGACCTTCACATACTTATCAAGACAAGCATCAACCCACTTACAATCGTTTTTAAGCCATTCTTCTGCTTGAACACGAGTACAAGTATCACCCATTTTTACAGGTTGGCCGTTTGGATATTTGATTGTGCCGAAGCCAATAGTCGGGACGCTACCAGTATCCAGATATGCCGTATTCCTGAAACCTTCAAATCCACGTATAAGTTCATATCCTTTTTCGGAAATATCCCATTGCCCTGTAACGCCAGATTCAAGTTTGTAACCAATGAGTTTGGCGAAAGTTTCTAATCCCGCCTTCTCGATAATCTCGTCACCAGCAGTTACTTGTTCCTGAGTTAATCTGCCTCCTGACATCGCCCGAAGCCAAGAATAAGTTTGCGCAATCTGAGCCATTTGCACTGATGCAAGTGCGGATACCATGCTACTCATTAATCTTTAAACTCCTTCAGGTCGTTTTTAATATCAGTTGCAACTTCGAAAATGTCGGAATCCTCCTTCTTTTCGATATAGTTGAAAATCCAACGGACAATAGCCCACCCCGGCAAACCACATGTGAAGAAGAAACCGCCAAGCGCGATCATTCCCCATACGTCTGTTGCCCAAGCATGAAGGTTAAATTTGATGATGATGAAAGAGCCGCCAGCCAAGCTTGAAATTACTGTGGTAATCAAGCCAACTCCCCACTCTCTCGGAGATCTCGGCATCCGCATCATGAGCACTACAGCCGCAACTGCCATCACACAGATTGCGACTACGATAGTCATGCCAAATGCCTTCCAAGCAGCGAATCCACCGATAGTAGTTGATACTGGTTCGGTCATGATTTTCTCGCCTTAGATTAGTTGAGAAAATATAACATTTTTACTATATTTTATAAATAAGCACTTACTAATAATTTATGAGTGTGTAAAAATTATCGTTGTTCAATTTTTAGGATGTTTACTATGGCATTAAAGCAGATCCTACCTCGATCAATCTCTTTAATCGTAATCTTGCCGTTCTGATCATCATTCTGCTTTTCGAACAGTTTCCATTCCGTTTTCGTCCATAAGCGGAAGCGGTGAATCGCCTTGCCTGTTGAATTTAGTGGGTCCTCATCGTCGCGAACCACTTCATGAATCAGCATCCAGTTTAATTTGCCGTGATCATCAAACGAATAATCCAGCATTTGAAGCGGAGTGATGATGTAGGCGTAAGCAGATAGCCCAGCTTCCTTTTCTTCCCGTTTGTTTAAGGGTCTTTGATCTTCTGGTACCGCATCCATATCAATAACTACCCCAATACGACCGTAAATTGAGGTTTTCTTACTGATCTGGCGAACGAAATCATTAATCGTTAAGCCGCTCTTGGTGCAGTTTTTCCAAAACTTCACCACGTCGGCAGGAGCATCTACCTTATTGCGGGTGATTTCCTGCTTGAATAAATATTTATTAATTAAATCTACAACTTCGCGGGTATGGTTGAAACGATAAGCGCGTGAGATACGATCCTTGAATTCGGCATCACCCTCTTTGATGTATTTGAAGATATGATGATTAAACCATTCTCTGCCACCGCTATAGGTGTCATCCATAAACATCCAGTGTTTGGACATGGCTTCATATAGTGGATGACGACGTGATACTAAACGTACAAGAGGGTCATTCGCTTCTTCTGAGGAAGCGGTCGAACTTATTGCATGTCGGTCGTATGAGGATAGTTCGGTTGTCATCTTATCGCCTTCAAAATATTAGTAAGCGCTTACTAATAATATAGGTTAAATTGAAACGCCTTTAATTTCAATCTTACGAAGTGGGAATTGGTGCTCGATTGCATATCCAATGGCATCGGCACTGTGTTCTACACCACCTGATTTATCAACATCACGTCCACCTGGTTTGTAGATGGTCTGTTCAAATGAATTGATCAAATGCTTACATTTTTCATCAACCCTTAATGCAACTGTTCCATCCGCAGTTCTCAACATGCGGTTAACTGCATTTACCCTGTCGGCAATTGCAGGGTGCTTTCTTCTGTAAAGAATTTTCTTAAATCCCTTCTCGCGCATGATGTCCAAGTCGGACTCACCACGAGCATGTTGGCGTTGACCGCCAGCAGGATCGGGGAAAATGACAATCTGTTTCATATACCGCCAGTATTTCCGTTCAATCTCTTCACAAATCTCTTCCGTGTTAGAGCCGAACTGGACAATCTCATCAACCACCCAAACTTCGCCATTTGGTTGCGGCTGCATGATGACGGTACTCATTGGGTCGATGTTAAAGTCCATGCCGATCCAGATTGGCAGTTTTGGATCAAAAGGATATTTCCCGACATGTTCCTTACGATCAAACGGGTAATAAACACGTCCAGACATGGTTTCGAAGGAAGCCAAAAATTCCTGCTTGAATGATTTCTCATCCATATCGGCTCTAGCCGCTTCAATTTCCGATTCAGGAATAAATGGAGATGTAATGGTTGGGAACTGCCATGACTGCCATTGGCCAGCTTCGACCTTTTTCGGGTCTTGTCCCTGCATATAGACGGTATATAACTGGTTATATGCTTTAGGTGTGCCGATAAAGATGGCATGACCACCTGTAGAGGCAAGGGTAGGACGCAAACATTGTGTCCATGCCTCTTCGCTAATGTCTTGGAATTCGTCCAATACCAAGAAATCGATACCCACACCACGCAAAGAGTCTGGGTCATCAGCGCCTTTAAGTTCAATCAGGGTGCCATTAACAAGTTCAATAGATAGACTTGAATGGTTAATCTTAACTACCCACTTCCGAGGAATGGCTTCAATCAAATCCTTCCACATGATTTGTTTTGCCATTCGGTAAGTTGGCGCTACGTACCAGATTCTTTGTCTTGGCTTTCTACTTTTACTGATAATCAGAGTACGCGAAAGGCTGGTCTTACCCCATCGGCGACCAGCAACCACTACGCGAAATCGAGCATTTGAAAGATAGACTTCCATTTGCTTTGGATGCAATGAAAGCCGAACCTTATCTGCCATCTAAAACCATCATTCCCCTGAATCATTTGATGGCTCTAACATGTCCTCATCTTCAAAGTCGTAATTACCATTGTTGAAATCACGCTCTTTCAATTGTTGAACCTGATCGGCCGTCAATTCTTCAATTACCAATTCCGGAAGTTGAGTAGCATCTACAGCATCAGGCTTATCCAAACCTAAAACGGCGTACCGTTCTTGGCGGATCTTTGCCAAAACATTCGAAGCGATTTCTAGTGCTTTTAAATTTTGTTGAATCGCCGCATAGGCACCGCCCTTTGCCTTGGCAGTGACAATTTCATTCCAAGTCAGGCGAGCCAGGCCCGTCGCCATCTTGTAATGTTCTTCTTTGGTTTCCTTAATTCTTTGGCTATGTACGGTCCCTTCTGACAAAATATCTTCGGCGACCTGTTTGGAGATACGCTCGGAATGTTCCTTGGCCTTCTCCCCTTTCGTGATTTTCCGCTTCTTCATGTGAAGGGAAACAGAAGTTGCGCTTACCCCGACTTTCTTGGCTAAGTCCTCTAGTGTCACATCACCAGAAGCCCATAACGCCTCTGCTTCTGCCCAAGCACTTGCTGAAGGGTATCTGCGTTTGTTGGCTGTTTCTTCAGTCATGCAATCACCTAAAAAAAAGGCGCGTACCAGCTACTAAATGATATGCGCCCTCTAAAAAGTCAGACACGCACCATTTCAAACATGTCCGATGGCCTCTAGGATAAGCAAAATAAAACCAAAAGTAAATAATAAGCGCTTATTAATAATTTTATTTAAGAGTAATAAGCAAGCGCATACCAAAGCACGCAAGCTAGTGCTGTATTTTCACTTTCAAATGGTCTGGTTACGTAAAATTCAGAGCCAAGAATAAAGACTGCAACAAACTTGTCTTGAAGCTGTTCGGCTTTCTCTAAAGCTTTTTTAGAGCGTCTTTTGGAGGATTCATGGCTGGCTGGAAGGATGAGTGGATGTAAGTTTAATTTGTATAACTCCCTGAAAGTTATATTCTTATCCTCGCAATAGTCCGGACAGTGTGTATAGCCATCTTCCTTCCTGATTGCGAACTCTCCACAGATCGCCGTGTCATGGCCCAATAAAATATCAATTTCAGAATTTCCGACGATGCCTGGCTCAAAATCTTCGCCGATAAGAAAGATTTCCTGTACTTGGGACATTTGGGAGTTCCGCAGTTTTCCGAATATATTAATAATACAATAAAGTAAGCACTTATTAATAATATATTATTCGAAGAGTTGCGGAAAACCCAAATTACCCAAATGTCGGAATTAAACAAGGTCGGGCTGTTTTTTATGTTTAATGGCTTTACTCTCGGTATGGGCTTTATTGATTTCCACTAACTTGCGGTATTCAGTCAGGACGTTTCCAAAAATCTCATCAATGGTATAAGCCTCAAATTCACGCGAAGGCTCGTGTTCATGTAGGCTTTCCGCGAATTCCTGCCATATGTGAACACACTCATGGCAAAGCACGGTTAGTACCTCATTTTCGTCAGCGTCAAACATCCTCGGATAATAGATCGCGGCAATCAACTCGCCCGAATTGTTGGCGGCATAGAAAGTGATGGCTTTAAAATGGGACTGAAAATGCTCTTTAGCAATCTCGTAAAGCGCATGATGGCTTTCATCTTCCATAGCCAAGAATTGTTTTGGGTCTTGGACCAAAACATACCATAAGCGATTGTACGGAGTGCGGAACCAACTTGGCGAGGTTTTCTTAACGCTTTTTACCTTAGAAGATTTTTTCAATTTCCTCATCCTCATTTTCTACAAGTACCTGCCGTAGCGAAGGTACATAGGCGTTTAGTATTTCCTCGCCCAATGGCTTGATGCTGACGACCGTAAATCTACGCCCGTTTCTCACCACGTTTTGCCCGCTCTTCTCAATCAGGCCTCTTTTAATCAGAAAATTTAGGCTGCATGTAATGGCTTGTCGGGTGCAGGTGTAACTCACGGCGTCATGAAGCTGTTCGATTGAGAGCAAAGAACCGTCTGGATTTTTATCGCGAATCTTTGTCAGTAATTCGATCTGTTTTGGGGTTAGACCTAATTGCATTCGAATAAAAGCCCTCTTGATTTAATGAGTTCAACATTTAGGGGGTCGTCTGGTTTCTGACAGTCAAATGCCAAAATTGATACCCGTTTGGGAATCTCGTGCTCAGGATGTTTGGCTTTGTAGATCAAGTCAGGATTGGTATAGACCCCATATAACGGAGACGCAAAAACCAGTTGTTGAATGTTCTTTAGCAGCTTTTCGACAGGCATGCTCTCTACACGGCTAAAACCATTCAGCCGGTTATTGCCGGATTTTTCCAAAGAGCTGTATTGGTAATAGAACTTCCGCATTTCAGCGATGATCTTCTTTTTGATAGGTTCGGGTTTGGAGCTCAGCTCCTCCAGAATCCCCACAACATCTGTCGGATGCTTGGTTTCAAACCATTTCACAAAGAAGTCCACACCGCGTTGATAATTGGTCGCCTGCTTAGGCGGGGTGAACTTGATGCCTGCCCTTTCCGCGAATGGATTGAATTTCGACATCGAGCTTTGGAACTCGGTATGTTTTCTATCCACCATGCGCATCATTAAATTTTGGGCACGATACGCAATCCCGCAACCACGGTAGATGGTGTCCAGTACAAGTCGGCTATTGGTGCAGACATTTTCGTTTAGCCATTCAGCCCGACTTTTATTGATCAGGCGGGTATCCTTGCCGTTGACGTTTGGACGTAGATATTTGAACAAGTCATTACGACCCGAAAGCAACATTTTGGGAACAGCCAGAATCCCGACACCAATGGTCTTGCCATGCAGGGTTACTTTCCAGAACCTTGAACCGATCGGCAGCGTTTCTGCCTTGTAGTGCAATTCGTGCAGAAGGTCCCAGTCACTCTTGTCACCCGGCTCCACAATGATGTCCTTGAGCAATGACAGGTTGTGGTTTTGCTTAGGTGATTTACGAGTAACGAGAATATCTGGTGTATCGAGTAAAACCTTTTCCATACCTTTCTCAATCAAGTAAGGGCGTTAAACGCCCTTTGTTAAATCACTTCCCAAGCTTTCAAGACATCGAGTAGCGGTCGAACACCACTGTATCCCGATAAACGACCTACCTCTTTGCCATCTTCCTTGCAGATCAGGGTAGGCACTTGCGTTACGCCCGCTTCTTCAAACTGCTGTTTGATTTCAGGTTCGATATTGTTTGGATCAATGGTCAGCACATGGTATTCGGTTGCGCGACCTAGCATTTGTTTTTCCAGAATCGGCTTGATGGTCTTGCAAGGTGAGCAGACGGTTGAAGAATATAGGGTTAATGTGCGCTTGGTTTGCGCTGGTTCGCTCTCAGAACGCTCCACAACTTCTGCTTGAACGATTTGCTCTGCAACAGTTTCGGATGCTTCTGACGCGAATTCATGAGCATCTACAGTGTCTTTAGTTACAACTTTTTTTGATCGATTAGTCATACTTGTTTAAATCCTTCAGGTGCTTTGGTGATTACCACTTTTTCGCGGTATCGCTTATCAATGAAGAGGCTTGGGTTGAGGTCTTCAACCATGTCGTCATGCGTTGTGGCAACCAGTACGGTTGTTCCGAGTTTTCGGGCAATTTTCTGAATGTTGTACGCAACAACTTTGGCAACAGTTCGATCAAGAACGGCAAGAAATTCATCTGCAATCCAGACGTCCGCCTTGCTCTCAATCAGTTTTGCCAGTTTGAAGCGATAACGTTGGCCGTCCGAGAGGGCATCAAACTTGTTTAGCCAGATATAGGCATCAGTGATGCCGGCAATGGTGAGTACATCCAGAGCGTCTTTTAGTGTTTCGCCAATCTGGTCGACGATTGGACGGTCATCATGCTCAATGGCATTCAGGTCAGCGACTTTTAAGCCGCTTTGTTCCATTTGTTCCGCCAGCTTCCGTAGCAGGGTCGATTTACCGCCACCAGACTGACCAGTGATGTAAACGATGTCTCCCTGCTCGATTTCAATTGGCGTGTTATCGAAAACCACAAATTCCTTCGCATCTAAGCCCAACCCGAACGACTCGGCAATTTCCAGTACACGTTCGGTACGCTCAACTGACGTTTTGTATCGGACATCGATGTTATAAACAGCCATTAAGCGCTCTCCACCAATTTGCTGATATACGTTACGAAAGCGTCCTTCCCTTCTAGTCCAGTTGCATCTTCTGCAATGGCCATAAAGTAGTGAATGGAACGTGATTCTTTGCCCGATACTTCGCTGAACCCTAAAACCTTGTCGATTCGGATAGGTTTTTCGTTCGATTCCGATACTGCATTTGCCGTATGGCGCTGTTGCTCGGCTACCGCGCTGTCCAGATCATCAACAATCACATCGACGTTCATTTCGGAGAGGTCGGCTTGCATGAACTCCAGCTCCTTGCTGTCGAAGATGTCCT